GATAATATTTTTAATGAAAACATAACAATAGATGGTTTCGAAGGGGGTGCAAGGATATTTTTAAAATCTGTACATGACCCAGAAAGATTTGGTGTAGCTGAACTTAAAACAGGAGAAGAGTGTAAAGTATTATCCATAGAAGAAAAACCTAAAAAACCTAAATCTAATTTTGCGGTAACCGGTCTTTATATGTATGATAATCAGGTTTTTAATTATATTAAAAATCTTACCCCTTCTGAACGAGGAGAATTAGAAATTACTGATGTTAATAATTTTTATGTTAGAGATGGGTTAATGACTTGTCAGGTATTACAATCTTGGTGGTCTGACGCGGGAACTTTTGAAAGTTTATTAAAAGCTTCATCATTAGTAGCTAATAAAAAATTATGTGAGTGTGCTCCACATGAATTAGAATAAAAATTATTAATTTGTTAAAAAATGAGAAGAAAAATTTTAAGAAAATATAAAGATTTACATAGTGATAACCCACAAAACGAATACAGGGGATTCACCAAAGAACAAATTGAATTTGTGAAAATGAAAGAAAAAAATAATGATTGGAATTCCGATTACTGGTTAAGAGAACAATATAATCGAAATCGAGGGTACAAAGACCAAATTCCAACGCAAGAGGATTTTATAGAATATAACAGAAAAAAAAATAGAGAAAACGAAATGGTAGAACACCCTAATCATTATGGGGGTGAAGAAAACCCATATGAAGCTATTAAGGTAATTGAAGAGTGGAGTCTTGGATTTAATTTAGGTAATACTATAAAATACATTTCAAGAGCAGGTAAGAAAAATAATACCATTGAAGATTTAGAAAAAGCAGAATGGTATATAAAAAGAGAAATAGATAATTTAAAAAAATTAAAAAAATGAAAAAATTATTATTAGTATTATTAGTCATGCTTGGACTAAACACAACACAAGCACAACAATCAACAGCACCTTATTTTTGTTGTGATTCAATAACATATTGGACTGACCAAGGTCAAGGATTATTTATAGGACTTGATACATCAGGTATTGTACACAATCCAGATTCTATACAAGTATATTGGGGAATATGTACTGGATTTGCAACAGTTGGAATGTGTTATTCAGGACAAGGTATGAGTGACCACTTTCCTCAAATTACAACATCAGATACAATTAAAGTAGCATATGATGTTTATATTTACGAAAATGGTTCGTTAGAAATATGTAGTATAGAAGATTGGTTAGTATATGACCAAGGAGTTTACAATTGGGTACTACTTAATATATTACCAACAAATATAGAAGAACTTGTGATTGAAAAATTTAATGACAATAAAATATATGACTTAATGGGTAAAGAATTAAGAGAAGTGCCTGTAGGAGTTATGTATATTAGAAATAATAAACTTTATATAAAAACACAATAAAAATTATGACAGAATTTATTTATCACTCATTGGGAATTTGTGGAGAACATTCACACCCCCACTTACTTAACCTCGGATGTATATTACTTTTTATGTACATAGGTTATAAAATTATTAATAAACAATTTAAAACAAATTAACATGAAAGGTAAAATTAATACAGACAAAGGGACTATGGTGGTAGAGTTTTATGAAAAAGACGCACCTAATACAGTAGATAATTTTGTTAAATTAGCAAAAGATGGTTTTTATAATGGGTTAAAATTCCATAGAGTAATTCCAGGATTTGTTGCTCAAGGGGGATGTCCTAATGGTAGAGGTGATGGTGGACCTGGTTATAAAATAGATTGTGAGTTAAATGGTGGTAATCAGTATCACGACAAAGGAGTTTTATCTATGGCACACGCTGGTAGAAATACTGGAGGGTCGCAATTTTTTATTTGTCACAATAGACCTGGAACACAACATCTAGACAACCAACATACATGTTTTGGAAAAATTGTAGATGGGATAAATATTATAGAACAAATCGTACAAGGAGATACATTTTCTGTGGAAATTGAAGATTAATGAAAACAAGATTATCTGATTACGTTGGTAATACACCTCTTATACCTATTAAAATAGGTGAATTAACTGTTTGGGGAAAATGTGAATTTATGAACCCAGGTGGGTCAGTAAAGGATAGAATGGCTACCTTTATTTTAAACGATGCAGAAAAAAGAGGTGTACTTAAAAAAGGTGATACTATTTGTGAAGCGACATCAGGTAATTCAGGAATCGCATTTGCGATGTTAGCCGCAGAAAGGGGATATAAAATGGAAATCTTTATGCCCAGAAATATGTCAGAAGAACGTAAACAAATGTTTAAATTCTATGGGGCAAATTTAAGAGAAGTTGATGAAGGGGATTTTGACGGAGCTATCCTAAGAAGAGATGTCCTATCCCGCACCCATGGATGGTTTAACTGTAACCAATTCAATAACCCTTTGAATATCCAAGCACATTATGAAAATACAGCTCCTGAAATTTATGAAGAATGGTCATTACCTAAAACTAGAGGTAGTTACCGACGAACAGATAGTCCTGCGGTTTTTATAGCTGGTACAGGTACGGGAGGAACTTTAATGGGTTGTGGTAAAAAATTAAAAGAATTTTGGAATAAACTAAAAGTAGTAGCTATTGAACCTGCAGAATCCGCTGTTATGTCAGGTGGTGATGAAGGCCTCCACGGAATCCAAGGGATAGGAGACGGAAGTAAGTTTTTAGTAGATTTAGATTTTGTAGATGAAATTAAAACAGTTAAAACAGACTGTGCTAAAGAAATGGCAAAACATCTAGCCCTACGGTATGGATTATTTGTTGGGATTAGTGCAGGAGCAAATGTTAAAGCAGCATTCCAGTGGTTAAGAGATAATAATGAAAAAGAAGCAATAACAATTCTCTGTGATAGAGGTGAAAGGTATTTTAGTTGTTTATGAAAAAAAAATATCCTGATAATATAGTTTATGACTATACTCTAGAAAAATTTGATGCTAATACAAAACCCTACCCTACTTCAATAGGGGGTCAAAAATTTGAACCAATAAAAGTAGATAAGAGTAGTATTAAAAGTGCAAATAATTACTTTAAGACACGATTAGATGAACTTAAAGAGGAGTATAAAAAACTTATTGAAGATTATAACTGGACAAAACTAGTATACGAATCCAAATATAACTTCCAACCAAACGTAGGAGAAAAGTACTACTTGTATGAAAATAAAAATAAAGAACTTTTTTTAAGTCTAATTAAACCAAACGAATGGAATCAACCTTATGTTGGTACATTTAAATTAAAAAATAATGGTAAATGGGAAAAAATATGAATTACTTATTTGACGTAGATGGGACACTAACCCCAAGTCGACTACCAATTGACAAAAAATTTGAAAAGTTTTTTTTAGATTGGATGAAAAATAAAAACGTATATTTGGTTACAGGTTCAGATAAGGACAAAACAATAGAACAAGTTGGTGAAAAGATTTGGACAAATGTTACACGAGCATACCAATCATGTGGAAATGCGGTATATGAAAATGGAAAATTAATTGAACAAAAAGATTTTTTCTTAAACATTGAACTTAAAAAACTATTGTTAGAGTTTGTTAAGTGGTCGCATTGTCCCAGACAATTTGATAATCACATTGAAGAGAGGATAGGGTTAATTAATTTTAGTTCTATAGGTAGGACTTGTCCTCAAGAAGCGAGGGATGAATATTATGAGTGGGATACTAAGAGTAAGGAAAGAGATAGCTTTTGTAAAATAATTGAGGAAAGATTTCCTAATATAGAAGCTAGTGTAGGTGGACAGATATCAATAGATATTCATCCTAGAGGAAAAAATAAAGCTCAAGTATTAGATGAGATTGAAGGTGAAATAGTTTTTTTTGGTGATAAATGTGAACCAGGAGGTAATGACTATCCTATTGTTGAAAGATTATTTCCTTTAATTGATGAACACACTATTCATAATGTTAAAGATTGGAAAGAGACTTATAAAATATTAAAACAGTATAATTAATACTATGACACTTAAGGAATTTAAAAAACATCATGAAACATATACTAAAAAGTTTATGTTATACGGTAAAACTTTCGACTTAAATTTTAAAATGTATATGATTATGCAAGGATTATCTGAAGAAGAATTTGATAAATTAATACTAGACATCTAATGAATTATATAGAAGAACGACCATGGGGTAAATTTGAAATACTAGTCGATAGTGATTATTGTAAAGTAAAAAGAATAACAGTAAAACCAGGTGGTCGGTTAAGTTACCAATACCACCATCAAAGAAGTGAAGTGTGGACAATTGTACAAGGAGAAGCTTATATGTTGTTAGATGATGAGTTACAGTTGTTTAATTATGGGGAAACAATACTAATACCCCAAGGAACTAAACATAGGGTAGAGAATAAAGGACAAGAAGATTTAATCTTTATAGAAGTCCAACACGGGTCATACTTTGGTGAAGACGATATAGTTAGAATCGAAGATGACTATAATAGAAATTAATTATGAAGATAAAGTTAGATAAAAAAAATAGTAATTTAATTAAAGAAAATACCACCTATACAGTTATAGATAATACAGATTTAGAAAACTTAGTAGTGTCTAAAACTATTTTACACCCCAAAAAAGAAACTACGGGTCATGCACACGAAGGACAAGAAGAAGTTTATCACTTTATAAGTGGGAAGGGTACCATGCAAATAGGTGTTATGGAACACGAAGTTAAAGAAGGTGATATATTTTCTATTCCTGATGGTGCTTTTCATAAAGTTTGGAATCATAGTAATAAAAAAGATTTAATATTTATATGTGTTTTTGACGGTAGAAGAAGTCATTAAGTATTTATAAATAAAATATCTTATGCGTATAATCATTAAAGAGTCCCAATTTAAAAGACTATTAGAACAAAAATCTTTTAAATCCAAATTTGTAGATTGGAGAGCTAGAAGTGCAGGGCAACCTATTTTTGATTATATTAGACAATGGGAAGATTTTGTACCTTTTACATATGATGACCACTATTTCCCCCCAAGAGTATTCACAGGTTCGACAAGTAATGCAAAAGGAACCCTAACTATAGGTTACGGTACTACAGACCCTAAGTACGCTTATCCGGGTAATACCATCACTAAAAAAATAGCAGAACAAATCTCTCAACCAGATATTCAAGAAGCTGCAGATTGTATAAAAAGATGGCAAGGTAGAGCTAAACCAGGTGACAAATTTAGTTTTAATAATAGAAAAATAACATCAGGTATGTATTATGTGATGAGTGATATAGTTTACAACATGGGATGTCAAGCTTTCATAAAAACTAAAACCATAGAAAAAATAGAACAAGGGGAGTATAAAAAAGCTAAAGACTTTATACAAAATAAATTAGAATGGGGGCATCAAAAAAGAAAAGACCAAGCAGCAATAACTTTTTGTAAAGATGGGGTATGTTAATATTTATATAATATGAAATCAGTATTAATCACAAAAAAACAATTTAATAATATTTCCGAATCTTTAATTACAGAAAGTGGTATTCAGGACATTAAAAAACTAGCGGAAAGATATCCTAAAGCTCAAATATACTTTCATTTAGATTTGGACGGGGTGGTATCAGCAATAGCGATGAGAGAATACCTTAATAAGTACGGGATAGAAACCATAGGATTCAAAACAATCCAATATGGGGATAAAGAATTTGCATTAGTTAAACCAGATGCTAATAAAGATGTTATGCCGGTTTTAGTAGATTTTGCTCATGGTAAACCTGAATTTAAAATACACACCGACCATCACGATACCCAGACAGGTGTAGAAGATGCTGCTACACAATTTAAACCAGCTCGTTCTAATGTTGAAACAATTTCAGGAATAATTTCACCTACAGACATATTTCCTACTGGTGATATAGACCTTTTTAGGACAGTAGATTCTGCGGATTTTTATAGAAAGGGTATTAAACCAGAAGAAGTGATTAACTTTGTATTTAAGTTAGATAAAGAAAAAGATATAGAAAAAAATAGACAAGCTGCTGGATTTGCACTTAATAAATTAATTTTAGCTTATAAAAATAAACCTGGTTTCCTAGAAAAATTAGCAATGTTTTCAAACCCTAGTATTGTTAGTATGTTTATGAAAGGAAAAGAATTAGCAAATCAGATGGGTTTTCCAGGAGTAGAAACTCTACAAACTAATTCAGAAGATTATAGAGAAAGATTAAAAAACTTTGATAAAGTACAACAAAGAGGTAAAATACTTGTACAATATGGTATACCTTCAGCTTTTAAACCGGGTTCTTACGATAGATATTCTTCATTAGAAATGTATCCTGATGTGGAATATTTTCTAATGATTTGGCCTATGGGGTTAATACAAGCTAGTTGTAATCCGTTTAAAGAAAAATTTGATGAAAATGTTAATTTAGGTGACATGGCAAGTGAGGTACTAGACGAATTCAAATCCGAATTAGAATCCATAGATATACCTTTATCACAGATTAAAAGAATTAGTGAAAGAAGTGTAACATCTACTCTACAAAAATTGATTAAACAAAGTGATGAAGATTTTGGAGATGTAAAATCAGAAAAAGATTTTTTTGGGTTTAGATTTAAAGATTTAATCGCGTTATATAAAGACAATATTAAAGGGATAAATCCTGATAAAAAATCTAGTTTTAATGATTTAATTACTGATATAGCTAATAGACCTTATTCAGATTTGTCTAGAAAACAAAAAAAAGTATTAGACTATGTTTCTGTAAACGCTTATGATATTATTAAAGCAAACAGTGGTGGTCACCCTTGTATAACAAACATTTCAGGAATTAATTATCTTGGAAAACTAGGTGGTGATTTTCTTAAAAGAATAGCCAAAAGAATTTTAGAAAAGTTAAGTGAGAAAGTTAACAAAGAGGAATCTACATCACTTAAAGAATCTATAAAAAATAAATTAAAAGAATTTAGAAGATAATGTTTAATATTTTTAACAAATTAAAAGAATTTGTAGTACAACTTACTAATTTGGTATTTGTAATATTTTGTTTAGGTGTAATTTTACAGTTAATTATGGGAGAACCTATATTAGGTTGGGATGTGGTTGGAAATATAAGTAAAACATTAAATAGTTTGGGACAAAGTACTTTTTTAGGGGTACTATCAATATTAGTTCTCTATCACTATTTTAGTAATCACTCAAAATAAACAGAATCCCCACGATTTATATTATTTAAGGAACAATATCCTCCTGGTAACTCCAAAACCTTATCACCAATCCCCATATAACTTTTACAATGATTTTCTTTACAGGGTGGACAATTATGTGAAATATTAGTAATCTTATTTCCAGCTATGAAAACTATATCTAAAGGAATTAAACAATTTTTCATCCAGAAAGACCTTTCACCGATAGAATCAAAAGGAAATAACATTCCACCGTTTAATTCTTTACGACCCATCATACCTATAGATTTACTATTAGGGCTGTTCTTAATTTCTAAAGGAATAAGTTGATTATTGATAGACGCTTTCATATATTTTATAAATATTAGACTATGGACAACAAAGATTTAGATAAAGAAATAGAAAAATTAAAAAAGGTTATAATGGACCTTCCAGCGAAGGACATTATACCTACTTCACAAATAAAAGAGTTTCAAGAAAAATTAAATAAACTAGCTAAAAAATTAAAAGATGAAAATAAAACTTGAGTACATTTGGTTAGATGGATATAAACCCGAACCAAACCTACGTAGTAAAACTAAAGTTATTAACTTAGAATTACAAAACCCAGAAGAAAGAAGACTTCCTCAGATAAGACCCGAAGATTGTCCCATGTGGTCATTTGATGGTAGTTCTACACAACAAGCAGAAGGAAATAATTCAGATTGTTTATTAAAACCAGTTAAAACATTAATTGACCCACAAAGACCTAATTCTTATTTAGTATTATGTGAGGTTTTAAATTCAGATGAAACACCACATTCTACTAATACTAGAAATGAATTAAAAGATGAAAATAAAGATGAGTGGTTTGGTTTCGAACAAGAGTATGTCATTATGAAGAACGGTAAACCGATTGGATTCCCTAAAGCTGGTTATCCAGACCCACAAGGTAGATATTATTGTGGGGTAGGTACAGGTACAGTAGATGGTAGAAAAATCGCTGAGGAACACCTTGATGTGTGTTTAATGGCGGGATTAGAAGTTACAGGTATTAATGCAGAGGTTATGTTAGGACAATGGGAGTACCAAGTATTTGGACAAGGTGCAAAACAAGCTTCGGACGAATTATGGTTATCTAGATTTTTATTAAATAGAATTGGTGAATTTCATGGATATGAAATAAATTACCACCCTAAACCAGTAGATGGTGATTGGAACGGTTCAGGCATGCATGTTAATTTTTCCACAAAAGACATGAGAGAAAATGGTGGTAAAGAACTGATAGAATCTATTTGTGATACATTTGGATTTTATCATGAAGAACATATTAATGTTTATGGTTCAGAAAACGAAAAAAGACTTACAGGTTTACATGAAACACAAAACATTCAAAAATATAGTTATGGGGTATCAGATAGAGGAGCAAGTATTCGTATTCCCGTATCTACGGTCAAAAACAATTGGAAGGGATATCTCGAAGATAGAAGACCGGCTTCAAACGCAGACCCTTATAAATTAACCAGTAGAATATTAAAAACATTAGAATATTCTACACAAAATGAAACAGTATAATATGGATATTAAATTAGAAGCATTAAAAAAACGATATGAGGCGGATATTCTAGAATCCCAAGCAACTCTAGAGGTTTACTTAAGTAACGCAGCTGGTATCGGTGAACACCCTCAAATAATTGAGGAAATGGATAAATTATTTTGTAAAATTGCTGACGCTGAAGGTAAATTAGAATCTTTAAATGGGTTCAGATTAAAAGAAAATCAAGATTATAAGTAATTTTTATGAAAACAATAATTTGTGATATAGATGGTACTTTAGTTACTTACAAAAAAGATACTCTAGGGATAGTAAAAACCCCACATGATGTATTACCGGGTGTAATAGAACATATGAATAGATGGGAAAATGAGGGGTGTAAGATAATTCTTATGACTGGAAGAAGAGAAAATCTTAGAAAAATAACCGAAGAAGAAATCACTAAATTAGGAATCCCTTTCGACCAACTAATTATGGGGTGTGCAGACTCTGGTAGAGTTTTAATAAATGATGAAGGAAGTCAAGTAAAAGCACATTCGGTTTCTTTACCTAGAGATAAAGGATTTAAAGATTATGATTGGAGAGAAGTTGGACTTACAAAATTAAAATTATGACAGAAAAAGAATTTGTATATTGGTTAAGAGGAATAATGGACTCAACAGAGTTTATGCCTACTAAAAAAACTTGGGATACTATTCAGGATAAGTTAAAAGAAGTGGAATCTAGTGATGAAGGTTCGTATAGGCAATCACCTTATGTGGTAATAAACCCTTACAAACCATCTGACACACCAGGTACACCACCACAAATCTTGTGTTAAATAAAAAATTTGTATATTTGTCCTGGACCAGTAGCTCAGCTGGATAGAGCATCAGCCTTCTAAGCTGACGGTCGAAGGTTCGAATCCTTCCTGGTTCACTAAAAATAAAAACATGCGGGTGTAGCTTAATTAGTTAAAGCGACATACATTCCAGTAGGTAGACGGTGGTTCGAATTCCACCCACCCGCTCTAATTTTAAATTAAGTTATGTTTGGGTTATTTAAGAAAAAATCTAAAAAAGATAAATTAATAGAATCATACAATAAGAAAAAAGAACAGGCCTTTAAGTTATCTAGAACTAATAGAAAAGAAAGTGATAGATTAGAAAAAGAGGCTAATGATATTCTTATAGAATTAGATAAATTAAAAAATTAAATTATGGGAAGAGTAAAAACACACGGAAAAGTAGAAAGACAAAAATCTGCTCAAGAAAGACAAAAAATATATGACTCACTAACAATCCAAGAAAAATTGGACAAATTACCAGAAGAAGGAGCTAAAAAACAAAGAAGAAAATTAGAATACCAACTAAAGTTTGGTAGAAAGAAAAATGAGTCAGCAACCCCATCTAGTACAAAAAAAAGAAAAGACACAAAACCATCAAGAAAAGAAAGATGGGAGTCCAAACAAAAAAAATAGTGATAGGGGCTTGACAGAAGACTTTTTTTACCTATAGTTATAAAACGTTTAATATTTTAAAACATAATCATGAACTTAATTGACGCTTTACAAACACGAGATACAGTAACTGAAAATGGGATGACTACAAATTCATCTTCATTAAATAACTGTGTCAATCTATTCTTCCAAATAGGAGCGATGAGGGGAG